TACTCTTGTACTTGCTCTGGCGTAAACTCAATTTTTACGCCAGCAGCTTTTACTGAGGCATTCGAATTATAAAAATCAGCCATTAAACTACAGTAATAGTACCTAACATAGTTCCTGGATTTGTTTTACTGCGATACTTAAATGTTGCGCCAGTAGCAGCATCCATAGGAATCGTGAAAGTAACAGTTTCGTTTTGGTCAGCTTCGTTTCTTGTTGCGCCAGTTGATGAAATATATGATGTCGCAGGTGCCACGTTTGAACTGTCTAGAATTTCTAAAATTTGTCCTGAACGTGTATTTGTAAAACGGTATGTATGACCACGATACACATATAAAGTTGGGTCGCCAACACCAGCAGATGGAAGACCAGAACCTGTTACGTTGTACTCAGTTGTTAGAGCGCCACCGAAACTAAACGATAATGATGGGTGCATAAAAATATCACCCTTTACACCATTGACTGTTTTTACGCCATCGTTAGTAATCTGGAAGGCTGTATTTAGAGATGATGATAGAGTAATACCATCACCAGCAATAATAGCAAGGTCTTTAGTTCCAGATGGATTTAACGAAGCAAGTCTTAGTGTAATCTGTCCAGCAAATAATGTTTCTGCTGTAATGTCATATGTTGTATTGGTGTCAGTAGAATTTAATGTAATTGTGTTAGCATCAGTTCTAACAACCGTCATGTTAGTTCCTGAAGCGAACTTAACATTATCAGTACTAGCATCTGTGCCTGTTAAGCGCAGGTTTACACCACCAGTTGCTGTCTCTGATGAAATTGCGTATTGAGTGTTTGTATCAGTAGCGATACTTGCTGGAGCAAATGTTGTTCCGTTCCAACGCAAAGCGTCTCCCGAAGCTGCGCCAGCAATGCTAACCTTTAATGTAGTAGCTCCAGAACTACCTCCAAGAGCATCATACAATTCAGTTAATGTACTATTTACTTTGACGCCAGCATCGCGCAGCGTGTCACCAGTACCATCGTTTGGTGTTGTTCCAACATTAATTAGTTGTTTTGCCATTTTCTACCCCTTAGAAATTATCCTCGTCCCAATTTTCATTTATAGTAGCAATTGGGTTTGCTTGATCAGCTGTATATAGTGCTGGTGCATCTCCTGTAGTTTGCACAAACACTTTCTTAATTGGTCCACCACTATCAGTTGGTCCATATAAATTAACTTTTAAACTAAACGTAAGCGTATATGTTACAAAACGTCTAGTTTGAAAATCTCCATCATAATCATCTTGGACTGAAACAGAATTCAAGATGATTGGAACATCATTTACTACGTTCATTTCTGGAACAGACTTTAACGACAAAGTAAACTCTGGCGTAAAGTATGGAAGAATTTGCTCTACAATCTGCATAGCATCTTCTTGCGTTTTTGTTAGAACGTATAGAGATATATCTATATTATATGGAACTGGCGTATACATTTTTGTATACGATGCTGGGGTGGCTCCAGCAGCTGGCTTATAACAAGCAAGCTGGTTCATTCTGTTTAACTTTCTATTAGCGTCATATGAAATACCAGTTATCTCAAACGACATTCTAGGAAGTGTTGTATATACTTGTTTATCTAATGTTGGATCTTCGTCTAGACGAACGATCCATTTTTCTTTTGGTGCATATGCGATTGGCACTTTAAGAGTTTGCGCAATAGCATTTGTTCCATCTTTCATTTTTCTTTCTATTTGGATGTTACTAAACAGACTACCGAACGCTACGATAGTCTTTCTAATAATACCATGATAGAATACGTCACCGACTAACATTAATTCACATCCCCAAATGGATTATTTTTATCAAACAACACATTGTTTGCTTCAGTCTTAAACTTAGTGTTATCGCCAAATGATTGCGACTTTTGCACATCAGAATTAATGTTTACATCAAACGACTTCAAGTTTTCGAACACATCGATACTAGGAAGACCTGTATCAATTTTCTCAGAAGCATATTGAAACAACTCAACTTGTAATTTATAGACATAAAGTCTACCAAGTTGATAAAACGGATCTTCGTGTTTAACGAATTTAATTTCAAATAGACCACCAGACAAAGGAAAATATAGTAAGTCTCCTTCGTTTGGTCTATTTGGAATTATTGTTTGTCCAAATCTTCCAACGAGTTGTTCCCAACGACGACGAGCAACAGTAAGTGTTGCGCTAAATTCATTCATCAAACCGAACTTCTGAATAAATGCACCTTGACCATCAAAAGCGTCAATGTTCTCAAAGTACATCTCGATAGGATAAGCTGTTTTAAATTTGCTTAAACGATCTTCGCCAAGAATCTCATCCTTTGCGATAAGAGTTCTTGGAATATAATACATCTCTTGGCCATAAATTGCTAGAGACTCAACAATCAGATCTTCTATTAGATACTGTTCGTTTTTTGTTCCATTGGTAAAATAGACATTGCGTGCCATAATTTATCCCATGAAAAATTCTAATGGCGCAGATTTGTTTTGAAGGTTATCTTCTAACATGCGCATCTCTTCGATAGCCTCTCTGTAAAGTCCATCACCGTCTATTGTTACGCCACCTGGAAGTTGAAGACCATTAAATTTTTTCAGGTTAGTACCCCACTGCTTTTTAAATAACGCAGAGGTATAGTGTTTTAACCACTGTTCATTCCAAACTTTAGGGAATGTTGTTGGGTCTAGTACACGATATGCTTCAACCAAAATAAATTGTCCTTGAGTAACTTCAGTACCCCAATCAATGTCAATGTGTAAACGATCCTGAAGTCTATTGAATCTATACATAACGCTACCATTCAACACATTATCTAATAGTGCCAAATGATTCATTACTGTTTTATAGTAGATGATTGATGTAGATGTTAAGTCATACAAATCGTTTAGTCTTAATTGATATTGTAAATCAAAAATAGACTTAGAAGTTGTTGTGCTTGAAATAATTGGAAACACACGTGTAACACCATATACTAAATCGTTAACAGGAATGTATCTGTTAGTGATGTCAGTTGCAGTAACTTGGTGTTTCATATAGATTTTTTCAATACCATCATAGTGGTATTGTCTCCAGTATTCTAGAGCTTCGTCAATACGATCTTCTAATTGATCATCATCTACGTTAATCTCTACTACTGGTGCGCCCAACTCTCTTAGGCAATATTCTTTTAAACCTTGTCTTGATGATACTGCCATATTAACCTCCAAGAGCGATGGCGAAAGGTAACCCTGCTAATCCAGCGCCAGCTTTTGTGGCCATCGCCGTATTACTTGCAGAAGGGTATCCACCTGCTGCATTTTTATTTGTCATCATGTCGCCATTAGCGTCAAGCATAATTTTTGTAGTACCCAAGTAGATAGTTGTACCTGCTAGGTATAAGTCACGGAATCTATTTGTTGCGCTACCTAAGTCATAGGTAATGTTTGCTGTTGGCAAGAAGTGACCAGTAATATTTGTATTGCCATTTAATGTAGCAGTTGTTAGCGTTGGGCTTGTACCAAATACTAATGCGCCAGAACCTGTTTCGTCAGAAATAACACCAAGTAATTCAGCTGAAGATGTAGCAGCAAACTGCGATAGTTTACCCGAAGTAACAGCAAGACCAGTAACAGAACCACCTAGTGAAACAGCAGAACCATTAATGCTGATGCTACTATTTGTTAGAGAAGAGTTGCCAATATTAGATAGAGTGTTGTTTGCACCACTAATAGTTTTATTTGTTAGAGTTTCAGAACCAGCAAGAGATGCCAAGTCAGCATCGGTTACAGCAGTATTAAACTGAGCCAATGTTCCACTTACAGTATTGCTACCCAGAGCAATCGTTTTATTTGTAAGTGTTTGTGAAACTGAATTCTGACCATCTACATAGGTCTTAACTGCTTTCTCTGTTGGGATTGCATCATCAGCGTTTCCAGCTAATGTTCCGTCGGCACTAAACTCAGCAACAGAAACTCCAGCATTAAAACCCAATCCTGTAATATTAGCAATTGTTCCACCAGTTAAGTTAGCAGAACCTTTGAAAGAAGTAGCTTCAATACCAATGTTTGCTGTCCACAATCCAGTTGCGTTTACATAAGTAAAGGTCTTATCTGTTGCACCTTTAAGAGTAATACCACCACCATCTGCTGTAGTATCTGTAGGAGTAGCAATATCTCCAAGTACAATATTCTTATCATCAACTGCTAGAGTTGTTGAGTTAATTGTTGTAGTTGTTCCGTTTACTGTTAAGTCGCCTGAAACAACTAGATCTTTATTGATTGTTGTAGTACCACCACTAGCAGAACCAATGTTAATGTTTGTTGTAGAACCTGATGCACCACCAGTACCAAGATTTAATGTTTTTGTGACACCTGAACCAGTAGCAGCAGTAGCTAAGTTTACTGTATTTACGCCAGTACCAGTGTTACCAATATTAAATGTGGTTGCTGCAGCACCAAAGTTAATTGTTGTTGGTGTGTCTAGTAAAGTAAACGATGCGCTCGCAGATGCCAGAGATGTTCCGACAGACGGAGTATTTAAAACTGGCGATGTTAAAGTTTTGTTTGTTAGAGTTTCTGAACCGTCTAAGGAAACAAGATCTGCGTCAGAAACCGCAGTATTTAATTGTGCCAGTGTTGCGGATAAAGTATTACTTGTTAGGTTAATTGTCTTGTTGGTTAGAGTTTGTGTAGCAGCTTTCTGTACTAACTCAAACCCACCAGCAGTAGCTCCATCGTGAACACGAATTGTGTCTAACGTAGTATCTACTGTTAGTTCGCCTTCTGCTCCAGTAAAGGCATTATTTTGTGTAGTATTACCACGTCTAAATTGCACAACTGTTGGCATTTATATCTCCACTCTTATAATGTTCCAAAGTTTACTGTTCTAAGATACCCTGAGTATCCAGCTAAATCATAATCTTTGGCAGATGTTATTGCAACACCGAACGCATCTAATGTTGGGGAGAATGCAGTAAAATCGCCATAGTCTCCTGTAGGAAACACTTCTGTATTAACTACATCTTCTACATATGCTTCAGAAGCAAATGACCCAGATGACAATCCAGTATTAGTAATTGTAATTTTATTTAGGATGGAATCTAAGGTAATAGAAATACCTGATCCACCCACAAAATCTAAACTTGATGATGTAACTGCAGATAATGAGGTCTGGCTTGGTGATGTTATACTAGCAAAACCAGAACCATTTGGAATCCAAGATACATTACCACTACCATCAGTTGATAAAACATAATTTGGTGAACCATCGCTGGTAGGTAAAGTATAGGCATTATTGATGCCAACTGAACCAGCATTTAATTTTCCACCAACACCAACACCACCTGTAACTTTTAATGCTCCAGTAGTAGTTGATGTTGAAGCAGTAGCATTACTTAATGTGATAGCATTTGATGAAGTAGCTCCACGACCAGTAACATTTTGAAGTGTGTCACTAGCAGTAGCGATTACAACAACATTACCACCACTATCTTTTGAATATATTTTCTTATCGGCTGAATTAAATGCGACTTCACCGACCGCAAGGTCTGCTGCCAACGGCACTGCGTTGGCAACTTCAGATCGCTTTAATTTAATTACGTTTGACATTAAGCGTATGTTCCACCGTCAAGATCGCCGTATACTAGAGTAGTTCCATTAGATTGTAGAACTTGTCCATTAGTACCGACAGTTAATTTAGCAAGACTTGATGCACCGTTAGCAACTAACAAATCGCCAACTGCATATGATGTCAAACCAGTACCACCTCTGTTTACTGCGATAGTTGTAGCATTCCAAGTACCAGTAGTAATAGTACCTAATGTTGTAATAGTATTTTGACCGATATATGTAGAAGCAATATCAATACTATCTGCATTAACAGTGATTCTATCCGCTGTACCACCAACTGCCAACACACCAGAAGTGTATGTCAAACCAGCACCAGCAACAGTTGATTTTAATTGTAGAGCATCTGCAGAAACTTCAAGACCGCCTGTAGATGCTAGGTTAAGGTCGATAACACCAGAAGTGTATGTTAAACCAGAACCAGCGATAGTTGATTCAAGAGAGATTACGCCATTAGAAAAATCTAAACCAGTTCCTGCTACAGTAGATTTTAGTCCTAGTTCATCAGATACAATCTCAAGACCACCTTGAGTTTGTAAAACGATATCAATCGTGTTTCCTGTAAACGCTAAACCAGAGCCAGCGATATATGTTCCCGCACCAGAGAATTGCTCAAATACAACATTAGTTGTTCCGATGGCGATTGATTTAACAGTCTGTACCCAACCTGTTTTACCGTTTACTGTACCATTAGAAACGAATAAGAAGTCACCAGAAGCAACTTCGGCTGTTGTATTAAAGTCAGCAGAACGAGTAAATACTGTTGAAGAAGTGCGGATGTAAATACCGTTATGGGCTGCATTTGTTTGGTTCTTAATTAAGACACGATCACCGTTTACTAATGAATAGCCATCCATGCTATTCATAGGTGTATCTGTAGTTAATGTTGCGCCAACACCATCTGTACCATTATCATAAGTTACTGAACCAGCAATCGGTGCTGTAGTAGCAGCTTGTACTGATGCATGAATATGCAAACCTTCAGCAACAGCATCTACGTATGCTTTGTTAGCAGCATCAGTTGGCGATAGAGGAGTTGCAACATCTCTTAGTAATGCGTTACTTACAGAAACATGTCCTGTTCCGTTTGGATCAAGAGTAATGCCACCGTTTGTATCGGTTGCGGTAATAGTGTTACCATTGATGTTTAAGTTATCAACAGTTAATTCTGTAAGACCAGCAAGGGTAGTAGATGTTCCACCAAGAGAAACTGTAGTAGACCCAATTGTTACACTTGAATTTTCTAATTGAGCATTGCTGACACCTGCAGCCTTAATACTAACTGCACCAGCTGTTACAGTAAAGTCGTTACCATCAAAAGAAGCAACACCAAGATTAGATCCTGTTGCTACTTCGCCAGCAACAGTAATAGTAGTACCAGTATGTGTAACATCAATACCTTCACCACCAAGGATGCTGATGGCATTACCTGCCATATTGATTGCACCAGAGTCAGTTGTAACACCTTGTACAACATTATCATTTAGTACAACATTACCTGCTGTTACTGTAAACCCTGCTGAAGAGAATGACGCAACACCCTTATTAGATGAAGACGCATCTTCTGCTGCGATAGTAAGTGTATTTGTAGTAGAATTGATAGTTGTATCAATACCTTCACCACCCACAACATTTAATGTATCGTTCAATAGAGAGATAGTATCGCTACCAGTGTCTCCAGAGATTGACAAGTTTGTTGCTACGTTTGCTGTACCTGCTGCAGACAAACGACCTTTGCTGTCAACAGTAAATGTTGGAATTTGTGTACTAGAACCATAAGAACCAGCTGTTACGCCAGTTGTCTTAAGATCTAGTGTAGTAGTGCCAGTTGTGTCATTATATGTAACATCAATTTCTGTACTATCACTAATCTGACCACCAGTAATATCTTGGATATATTCTTGTAGGGTATCAGCGCCAATCTTTACGCCACCACTAAAAGTAGCTTCACCTGTTACACCTAGTGTACTAGAAGCAGTTAATGTGGTAAATGCACCAGAGCTTGCTGTTGTATTTCCGATTGGCGTATTATTGATAGAGGTAAAAGAACCTGCGCCAGCAGAAAGTTGTCCATTAAGATATAATGCACCTTCAATAGATGCACCGCCTGCTACTTGTAATGCTCCAGTATTAGAACCTGTTGCTGCTGCAGTAGACGCAATTTTAAGAGCACCAGTAGAAACATTAACAGATCCAGTACCATTAGCAGCAAGTGTCAGATTACCGTTAGTGTCTGTAACACTAATAGTATTTCCATTTAAATCGATGTTGTCAACTTTTAAGTTGTCGATCTTGCTATTAGCATCAGTGATAATAGCAGAGTTTGCTGTCAGCGTTCCTTTTGCATGATCCAACATGTCGGTAAAGAACTTACCACCAATAACAATATGCGCAGCTGCATTTCCACTAGTTTCTGTACCAGAACCAATGTAAAGACGATCGCCACCACTGACAACACTAGAGTCGGCTGCAGAATATGCTAACTCACCATTTCCCAGCGTACTTGGATCGCCAGCAGTAGTTGATCTTTTAATACGAATAATAGATGCCATCTAAATTCTCCAGTTTTTAATAGTGACCGCCTTCCATGTTTTGGGCGTCTAATGTTTTTGTTGCTGTCCACTTTGAAGTAGCAGATTTGTATACTAATAATGATCCGTCAACTTTTCCGTTAGTTGTTACATCAACTTCTACGTTGGAACTTAAAGGAGCATCTGCAGCAGATGGTCCTTGTATACCAATAGAAGATACGGTTGTTTGACTACCTGTCGAATCAACAGCAACCGTTATAACAGGATCTGTTACTACTACAGTCATATCAGACATCTTGTTACCTCGTGATTTCTGGTGATATAACTACAATTCCTTCTAAGACTCTTTTTCTTTCCCCATTACCAACAATTTCTATATCATACAGATATCTACCTGCTTGAACCGCAGATGATGCTGTTGATGTTAATTGTAATCTTATTTGACCAGCTGTTGCATTATAAACAGTGGCAACGAAGTCTGTCTTAGATGAAGATTGGTAGGATTTTCTAAATTGTGATGCTACAGTATATCCAGTCAAATTCATGACTGTTCCGTTCTGATTAGTCAATGTTATAATTGAACTATAATCAGATCCTTGATCGATATAAAGATTAGATACTGTTGCCACTTTTACCCCTCTAGTCTACTACTATATTTATAATTAATGCAAGGTAGAAACAAAAAGACCCTTTCGGGTCTTAAATTAAGTTACTACGAACCAACTAACCCCATCTGATGCAACTGTAACAGAAGAGTTTGGCGTAACCGTTGTAATGTTTGCCCCAGCATTGAGTATAACTGATACCGTAGAACTTCTATTTCTAACGATAATTTGATATCCTGCCAGTTCACCAGCAGTAGGGATAAAAACAGTTCTATTTGTGGTAATAGGGTTTACTGAAAGAATATCAGGTACGTCTGATACATTTATTGTTAAGTTATCAGTAAGATCTCTAACGATAAACGATCTACCATATCTTGGAACTAGAAGTTGTTTTCCAAGATATATTAGATAGACATTTCCTGCTGGCGCAGTCGCAAACTGAATGGATCTACCACCATTGGTGATGGTGAACGCAACTCCTGGCTCAAGAATTGCGCCATCATCTATTACTAATAATGAACTTGCAGATCCAACAAGGTAATCCAGATTGAAGGAGGTAAGGACTCCGTTGGGAGCCAATACCTGCTTCTCGAATACCCCATATAAAGGATCTCTTCCGATGTATGCCATCTTCGAGGCTCCTTACGCTTGTGACTCAGACCAAGAAAGTTTTCCTGATACAACGAATGGCGATGCTGCAGAAATACCTGTTGTATTAGTTGGCTGAACTAACAGTGTTAATAAGTCAGGTCCAGAAGGGAAAACACCGTCACCACCAAGAATAGCGTTACCCAAGTCAACCAAGCCACTAAGGTCAAAGTTACCTGTTGTACCACCAGTTAATTTACCCACATAAAGTGTAACACCACCTTGGACAGTGTCACCAGTGTCGTGGTCAATATATTGTGACAGCGAAGGTGTTCCTACGTTAGTAAATGTTAACTTAGAAGGAGCGCCATTTAAGATTAGGAACAAGTCAACCTCTTTAGAAGAAGTAACTGATACCGAGTCAAGAATAACTTGCATACGGTTAATAATTTCACGCTCACCAAGGAATCCAGTTAGAGAAGAGTCAACTGATGGCGCCAAACGAATTGACATCAATGGTTGAGGTCTTGTCAAGTCAGTAGCAGTAAGTTCACCATATGTTAGTGTAACTCCATTTTGAATATCAAGATATGTACCTGGATCTGGAATAACTGCAGTAGCTGGGTAACTTGCATAGATCTTAGAAGATGTTCCAAGAACTTTAACCTGAGTAATATATGTATTTGTAGGTAAGATACTGCTTGGGTCACGTAGTAGCTGTCCTTGAATAACTTTTCCAGCATCTGCAGCTGAAACAGGGATAGCATATACCCAAACACGTTTACCTCTTAGTGTAACTTGTTCAAAACCAGAAACACCAGTTGTAGCTACAGTTCCTGTTGTACCGTTAGCGTATACGTATGGTTTAGAGATAGCGGAGAATTTATATGCACCGTCATCAGAGAACAAACCATCCATAATAACGGAAGTACCGAAGTGGAACAGTGTTGGAGCTGATGTTGGGTCGTCTCCGTTTTCAATCTCATAACGTCCAGGTAAGTTACCTGAGCGGAAGTAAGATTCGTTCAATCTGTTGTTATGGATAAATTCATGGAAGTAGAACACATGTCCATAGCGATCTTTGAAACCGAAACGAATTTTACCTGCACCGTACCATGAGTAGTCAGCATACGCCATCTGAATCTTATGAGGATCAAAGATATATCCTGATGGTCCTTCACCGTCAGCACGGTCGATATTCCATTCTGTTCTTGGAACACGAACGTCAACTGTCTTAGTCAACTTAACTTGCTCGGCAGTAACACCACGATATGGTGGCTGAACAACTAAACGAGTGTCAGATTGAATTGAAACAACTTTATAAGATTGACCACGAATAGCAACTTTATCGCCAACAACTAGCTGACCAGTAAAGCTGGTATTAGTTCCATCAACAACTTGTGAACCTTTTGTTACCGTAATAACACCAGAAAGTTGTAGTGTTGAAGAACGACGTACGCAATAAATTTCTTGTCCATCATACTCAAAGAAGAAACCGTTTTGATCATCAAACATACCTGCACGGATGTATGAATCACGCCATTCATTTCTGTAGTATTCAGGGAAACCAGAAGCAATAGATTGCAACATAGCGCCACCAGAAACTACAGTGAATGTAAACGGATCGATAACACTGTTTACAAGGAATGTAGAGTTGTAGAAGTTAGTACCTGATGTAACAACTGCATCCTGAACAGTAATCTTATCATTTACTGCTAGGTTGTGAACTTCTTGTGTAAAGCAAGTAATCAAGTTAGTTGTTGAATTGTATGTCAACTTCGCTAGTGTCTTAGCAGGAGAGAAGTTGATAGCAAATGAGTTTTGAATACCCTTACCTGATTGATAACGGAAATACTTACGGGATTGACGAACAATCTTACTGTTAGGTGAAGTACCTGCAGTAATATCAACACCACCGTCAAAAGACTTGTGTAAGTTGTATCCATCAGGACGTAGGTTAACAGTAGTCTTCAAGAAGTATTTCTGCGCTGTTACTGTAGCAGCAACAGTTTCGAGAACTGTAAGTTCAGTATCAGTTAGAACCAAATCAACAGTAAACTTACGCATACGTCCACCAACGAACGTATAAAGTGGATCACCCTTCTTAAAGTCTGTTAAGAACTTAGTAGATGTTCCCGCAAAGTGTTTAGTGTTAACTGCTGCATCAACAGTACCAGTAGCAGCCAAACCTTTAATCAAGTTAGCTGTTCTAATATAGTGTGTTCCTGTTGGAGCAACAATTTGAACGTAGTTACCGTCAATTGCGTCTGAAACAGAGTTTGCTAAACGGAATGTAGTAGATGTAATAGGGATTACGTATCTAGCATCATCACCAACAATAGCACTATTACCGTTAGGAGAGTACTCAATTTGCTCGCCTAGTAGTAGGTTATGGTCTAATGTTCCTGGAACAGTAATAATATCGTTAGCAGTATCTACGTTTGCTAGAACAATCGCCCATTCACGTTTTGGAACTTCGAACGGAGCTTGGACTGTAAATGTTTTACCACCACCAGCACCTGGAACATCAATGATTGGGTATGCACCGTCATATGCGCCTTGTTGACCAGTCAATCTGATGTTTTGCGCTCCAACACCTTGTGATGAGAGAACAATATCTTCTGATGACGCATTAACTGTAAAGCGCAATTCCCACCAGTTAGTCATACCAGCTGGCGCAGCATTAACAGCAGAAGTTGGGTCCACGTTAACACGAATACCTTTAGTTCCATCTGTTCTTAGAAGAGCAGAAACGTCTTTTGGTGTCCAGTTAGTAGCAGTTTGCCAAGAAGCAGTAAATGCTTTTGGTGCTACGTTACCGATGTTGAACGTACTATTTGTTGTTGTTCCATCAGCATTATAGAATTTCAAGACAACATACTCAGTTGAACGAGCAAAGTCGCCACGATATTCAATCTTAGTGATTGTTGCTGAAGTTGGATTCAACCCAAGTGGTGTTTGGAAACTTACGTTAAAGTCTGTAGCGTTGGCTGTTGTATTACCGATTGGGGCAGTAACAGCAGTTGCTCCAGCACCTGATGCACTCTTAAAGAATACACGGTTGTCGTTCAAACGTGCAATACGGTATGTAGTATTATTTACTAGAGGAGTTGGTGCTGTACCAGATGTTGTAAAGAGACCTTCTGTTGTAGTTGTAATCTTGTGGTTAGCAATGTACACAGAGTTGTATGTTGGGTTAATCTTCTGAACAACAATAGTAAAGTTTAGAGGATAGTCAGTCATGTCGTCCGTATTTGGAGCAACTGTTGGCTGAATTCTAAACAAGTCTTCAGTAATAACTGTAATTCTACATGTAAAGGTAGCAGAAGCGATAGGAACTGCAGCACCAGTATTATCAACGAACGAGAATCTGTTTGTCGTTGAGTAGCTGTTTACTGTTACTTCAGCAAGGTCATTATTTGCATATCCGTGCGCTGCCTTAAAGATAGAGTTACGGAAGTTAGCTGGAATATCATCAGCCATCAAGTAGTAAACGTGAGTGCTATTTCCAGAGAATGTTGCCAAACCAGCGTCAGTGTAGTTTGTATTAATGATACCGAAACCATTTGTTCCAGTTACAGTATTAGTATACTTATGAGAACCAGTACCATAACGACCATTCAATCTTTGGTTTGGTAAATTAGAGTAACCGTCTGAGCCTGTAGTATATGCACTATCAGGTGTTCTGCTTTGGAAAGCGATTAGACGCTGTGGCGCACGACCACCTAAACCAAAGTTTAGAGCAGCAAAGTCACTACCTGAATGATTCAAGTTTAATGATGCAGGACGATATTGCCCAGACCAGTAAAGTGTAACACCCCAGTTAGAAGTTGGGTTACCGAACTTGTCTCTTGAAACTAGACCACCGTCTGGCAATAAACTGAACCCAGAATAGTAACGACCAGCTGATGTGCCGACACCGTTATACGTTGTTCCGTTACCTTGGAAAATAGATGTAGAAATGTCTAGGTTAGGGAATTGTGTTCCTGAACCAGCTCCAGCAGCACCAACACGGTATTGTTGTACACGTCCTGGAGGAGTTCCATCACCATAGTATGTCCACAATCCGTTACCAGCAAATAAACCAGTATTTGATGTATAATCAATACGCGATACTGATAATTGCCATGGAATTTGACCAGTACCATATGTAGCAGTTAAGTCGTTTAAGAAGTTTTGCTGAGAACCGCTGTATGTTTGCCCTGAAAAACCTCTATTAACACCGTTAGTATTTACTGTATTGTTTCTATTGAAGAATGCAGTAAAACGCTGTTGGTCTTGTTTTTGCTCAACCTTATAGCATAGACCAAGACGAGGATGTCCTTTTGTAGTATCTAATGATGCTAGAGTAACTACGCTTGCTAATGTACCGTAATCAGTACATAGTTGGAATGTGTTTGCGTTAACTACTTTAACATAGTAGACAGTACCATCGGTCAATCCACCTGTAGTTTGACCACGAACTTGAGTTTGGAATACTACGCAATAGTTATCCAACATTGCATGGCCAGACCAAGCGATTGTATTGCCTACAGTGTCAACGTCAGATGGAGCAAGATACTTAGTATATGTTGATGCCCAGTCCCATGTAACAACAGGGAACTCTAGGAATCCACCACGTGTTGTAATAAGTGTCGAATCAATTGTTTGCGATGCAGTTAATGCTGGAGAAATATCAACATATGGGCGACCATCTGGTGCAGTTGCTGTTACATTAGTAATTGTCAACAACTTTGGACCGATTGTGTTTCGAATATAAATTTTTGTTCTTGGGTTTAGACCGTGGACTTCTGGTGTGCTAACAAGCAAGTTAGATGCCCCAGCAGCGCCATCAGTAACAATACCCAAACCATCTGTTTCGTCTAGAGAAAGAGCAGAACCTTCAAAGAATTTGGCTTGAACAACTGTAGTATATGAACCAGAAATTGTTTCTGAACGTGGTGCTTGTTGGTCAATTTCATAGTAGAATTCTGTTGAAGAAGCAACACCAGTAATAAGGAAAGCACCTTCAGCTAGGGATAATGTAACACCTTGTACAACGATAGGGTCGCCAAGTTTAATATCAGCACCTTGTGCCAAGAGAACACGAACAACTTTAGAACCAGCTGTTGAGGTAATAGATCTTAGACCTTCAAGTGGAACGTCGCCTGATGAAGAATAGATTGTAGGAATGTTTTGAACAGTTTGCAGAGTTTCCCACTTAGTACCTTGTAGACCATATTCAAAGTCAGTATCAATCAAGTTGCCTGGAGTTGAAACACGGAGTTTGTTAACAGGGTCGATCATCGCTTCTTCGAAGCCGATCTTTGTATGATCTTCTTCAATAAAGATTTGAAGAATGTCGTCATCAGTACATCCAAGAGCAGATAAGTTTGCCTTTAGATTGTAAACTGTAATTTCTTGACTATCAGAATATGAAAAATTAGAATATCCTAATGTTGGATCAGCGAAATTATAGATGATTGCATTGTTGGTTACGTCGGTAATCAACAATAGTCTATTTGGTCTAATATTACCAGGAAGCGTAAGAGTATTAGCTGATACGCTCAACTCATATGCTGTATAAATTAACTTTTTTGCCATTCTATCATTCCCTTATTAATGACTCTGCGTTAGATGCTTAATGAACCCGACATGTTTAAAAACTATAAACTGGGATCCTTCAATTCCTGAAACTTTAAATGGTTTATCGAATACCTCAGTATAGATAACACCATGAAGTTTAATCTCTTCATTATTTAGTGTTATTCCATTGTCAATTGGTATCAACCTCTTTAATTGTTCTGGGTTTATTTCATAGTACGGTGTCTCTTTGGTGATGGTAAAAATATCTCCATCCCAGACTCTTTCGCCATTTGGATCGCTAATACAATAAAAGTCTGTCTTAGAAAGACTGACTAATTTGATTTGCTTCTGAGCAGCTGCCTGTTCAACTTCTTCTTTAGTTGGGATATACCCATCTACTGCCTCAGCTTTTGCAGCATTTTTAAAGTCTACTTCTTTTTTATTCTCTAGATCTACTAGCGAATAGTGGAACCTTCCTGGACTAAGTTTACCCAAAACTTTCCCAGCTTCATTGACCACATGAACCTCACCTTCTTTGATGAAGGTAACAGTACACAATTCTTTCCATGGAATGGTGATCATTCCAAAATCATCTTTTTCACCAGTCAATCTTTGAACAACATAACCTTCATGACGTTTTACTGCAACCACTTTATCATTCCAAACAGCCATTATATATTAACCTCCCAGAGCGATACCTAGTGCAATAGATGTAGATTGTGTATTGATAACGTCCCAAGTTCTTCCATTGTGAAGTTCAGTTTTCTTTGCGTTATCGTTAAATCTAGTAATCCCCTTTAGATCGGCTTCGGTGCCAGTTGGACGTTGCGCTTGAGTGCCAATAGGTAGTTTTACAGATTGTCCTTGTAGAACGATATCGTCTTGTAAAGAGTTTGATTTTATTTTACTGATTGCCATATGATTTCCTTGAGACTATTTAGTCGTTAGATTGGTACGTAAAATTAAAGAAAAACTCAGTATTATTGTTTATGTTGGTGTTCGTGATATTCGCCAATGTACCAGTAGAAGTGTTGAACAAGGTAATAACACCACTGTTCTGCGAGATTCTTCCCGCAATACTATTAGCGTTCACGCCAACATTATTTGGTAAGACATTTGCTATATGTTCTAGGTATGGCGCAAAAGGCAATCCTTCAACAGTTACGTTTCCTGTTAGAGCACCTTTACTTGTTAGAACAATACGTCCTGTACAAATAACTCTGTTTCCAATTTTTGTATATGTACCATATGTTGCAGCATTACTATAAGTGATTCCAGTTGATGCTCCACCGATTGCTACGGTTGGGAACCACTCGCCTTCTTGATAGTCGTCTAAGGTATATGGGTCAGTAGATGCGCTTGAGTTTGTTGGGAAAGTAATTCTTCCCTTACCAGCCCCAGCAGCAAGAATAATATTTGGGACAGTCAGGTCGCCTGTCATAGTATCGCCAGCTTTATTGACTGGTGTAAATCCAAGGTTAGCAGCCGTAGCACCAGTGGCAAGTTTTGGACCTGTTACTGCACCTGCTGCAAGTTTACTTGTAGTTACAGCTAGATCTTCGAGAGCACGTGTAGTAACTGAACCATCAGTAAACGCATTTCTAGATACCGTACCAAACCCTAAGTGGAATACTGTTACTTTAACACCAGCTGACAAACCAACTGCTAGTGTTAGTGTTGTTTCGTTTAATGTGAAGTCTACGTTATCTGTATAAACTGAACCGTTGACTGTTACAATAATTGCTTGACTTGATGCTGGCGCAGTTGATAAGTTAAATACTGTCTGCCCAGAAGTGGATGTGAATTTATCTACAGTAAATGCTTTTAGATTTGTCGCTAGAGAATCAACCGTAACTGAACCTGCAGCTGGGATTAGTTGGTATGTTAATCCACCTTGATGGACAGCGTAAATATTTTGACCAACTTCTGGCACACCTGTAAAATGTAAGCCAGTATCTTTCTGCAACTCAATCGCAGAAACTGTAGCAGTAGCAATACTAGTGCCACCTGCTGTGTTAGAAACGATTGCAGAACCAGTTGAGAATGATGCTGAAGATGTTACATACACTTTCACATAGGTAGATGTAGCTTCAACAATCAATCCCTGAGCAGTACCCACACGGATATACTTACTTTCAGAAATTGTTCCAACCACATTGGTTAATGATAGAAGAACCAAGTCTGAAATTAAATACGCTTCGACTGGCTCTTGAATTACGTTGTCTACAACAACCAATACATTAGATTCAAATCCTCCTGGGATTGGTTGGTCTAAAGGAAATATGTACTGAACCCCATTACCAAGAAATTCATCTCTTGGTCTTGCGCCAGTAGTTTGGTCTGCTGGTGTAGAACCGATGTAAGCCATTAAACGTCCTCTAGAATAGAACCAATAACATCAATAGATGATGCGGTACTTGAAACGATATTGATTGAATCAGTATTTGTCAATACAATTTTCTGTCCAGCGATAACCTGTAGAGAACCCCCAACAGGAACTGGAGCATTTTTTACAATATAATAGTCTTGCCCACCAGAAGTAATGTAAACGCTTGTAGTAACAGAACCTAATGTTGTATTACAAACATCAAGTTCAATAATAATTGCTTTTTTAGATGCTGGTGCTTCGTAAATCTCTACTGGCGTAGTACCTACGTTTCTCGCTAATGCATTTTTAAAGTTGTTTGCCATGTCTTATCCTAACGCAATTGTAATAGCAATTGAAAAATCAGTTCCATCATTAATGGCTTGAACCAGATTAGTTTGCCCACCACCAAGAGCAGCGATATCGCCAACGTCTTGAACAGTTTGATTAGACTGTGTAATAACTGAGTTTGTCTTTACACGCCACTGATCAAAAGTATCAGTTTGCGGTACGGTAACGACTGGTGTTTGCAATGCCATTATTGTTTATCCAATAGAAGTTTTAACATAGTTTTGATATCTGAAATTTCGCTTCTCATATTATTTATCTCTTCTTTCATAGCGTCTTTTTCAGTTATTTCTTTTAGAGCCTTCGCCCTACGTTCTTTATAATATTGAAATGAGTCTATGTTTGAGTTAACGACCCCACCATCGGCGAGGTCTTTTTTTAAATCAGGAAAATTGTTAACTCTTACTCTGCTCATTATGAATATGCAATCAATCTTAGATTCTTAAGTTTTGGAACGTAAACTGGATGATTTGATTTCATTACGATCTTAATAGCTACATTCTTGAATGGTCTAACGTCTTCAACCGTAATAGTTCTTTCGGTAAACACATTTTGAGCATCAGATGTTGATTTCACAAATCCAGTATCAATATAATTCAAGGTATTTAGATCAGCTGCGTTTTCCCATGTTCTGTAGTAGACTTTCAAATTAGTACCCTCAGGTAAGTTTGCGTCAAACAGAATCTTGATTGAATCGGCTGGAACTTCTAAGTTTAATGTTCTTGTAACGTAGTTAGCGTTATTTGTAACACCAATCGCAGCATGGTCAGCAACATATTTATCTAATACAGAAATCTTAAATGTAGATCCTTCGCTGGCTGTTGCCACAGTTCCAGTAGCAGGGAAGTTTCCTTCTAAAGTTACTGTTACTTTATCGCCTTCAGCGTCTCCAGAGTCAATAGTATCTGAAGAAACAACAACGCTCTTAACAAGATATTTACCGTTTACGTTTGTAGCGCAATTTTCAATCTTCAGATATTTACCTGCTGTTAGTGTAGCCAATAAATTATCTGCAGCATCATCATCAGTAACGATAGTACATGATCCTGTACCATTAGCAAAAACTAATGAAGATGTAACTGAGTTGCTAATTAAAGTGCGCTTATCAATTTCTTCTACGTTGATGTCATATTCTTGAACATCATTCACCAAGTTTTTAACTATGTATGCTGACAACTTTTGCATATCAATTATTGGTGATACGTTTGGATTGTTTGAAGAAATTCTTGCTTGCAATCTTAGAGAAGGACGGACAACCGATGTTACTGGGTTTACGTATTGGTTCTCTAGAGACTTAACAGTTTTTCTTGTATCAAAAATATAATCAGCGTTAGCAACAATAGGAGCAAAGGTAGTCATTGTTCCAGCTGCATTTTCTGCACTTACTTTATATGTTAATGTTGTTTCTGGGAAAGACAAATCAGCAGTCTTCAAATATAGTTGGTCTGCTTTTAACTGTCTTGTAATAATTACACCACTTCCACCGTAGTTTCCTTTAACGAAATCTGCTGTAGTTGTTTGATAAGAAGTAGATGCCTTCTTAGCAAGCAACGGATTTGGTGGAGTAGAATTATCAGTAGTAGCAATTTCAAACACAAACGAGTCATCGTCTAAACCATCAGCAAGAACAGTCTGTGGACCATTCAATAAACTTGAAGGAATACCCAACTCTGAATCTGTTGTTCCATAATTGCCGAAAGCAACACCACTAATAACTACTTTATCATTAGCATTAAAGCCATGATTCTTAGCAGTAACACGAATCTTAGTAGTTCCAGTTGAAACTTCAAATGGGTTAGCGCCAAGAGTATATGCTTGAGGTGGAACTGCTTTAAATGCAGCAGTAACCGTAGCTGATGTATCAAATGCTGCTTTATATAAAGTAAACTTCATATCAAGCAATGGATTGATTTGGAACTCTTGTGTATTTTGCGACAAGAATAGAGAACCAGTTAATGGTTGAGATGTAACAATGTTATTTGTTATAATATCGTTTTGACCCAACTCAGAAACAAACACTTGACATCCTGGCTCGTCAGTCTTAACAACTAGAGCATAAGTCTCAGCGTCTTGTAAGTAGACTGGCGCTTGGAATGTAAATCTTGTTGCCACAGATCCATCGTCAGAAACTTTTAGTTGCTGAGGTGTTAATGTTACTTCTGTTAGTGGCAGAATCTTAGAAGAAGGAACGCCATTGTTTGTTGTTCTAAGTTCAACTGTTACAGGTCTATTACCTGCTTCAGAGAAATACATATCCACACCAGTTACAAAAGCACCACCAAGAGAGCTTACTGTAAATGTTTGCGCTACTGGATCATGACCTGTCCAGTATGAGTAAAGAACACGAGTTGATGTTGAAGTTCTGCGAACAGGAATTTCTTCATACAGTCTGTCTTGAACGAAACGAACATCTCTTGAGTTAACAACAGTTCTTTCTTTTGAAAGGGTTGTTCCTGAAGAAATATAAAGAGCAGAACCTTTTGAGTCAAAGGATGCATCGTTGTTTGAAATATTATCAATCAACTTAAATGAACGCTCTCCTGACTTGAATGTATTGGCTGGCAGATTATAGACACCAACAGCAGATCCCCAAACATCAGTTCTAATTGGGTCTCCAAGTTTCTTCATTGTTGGAAGCAAACCAACACCAGTGTTGTTGATTAACTCTACGTCGACACGGTTCTTAAGACCAGTGCTAATGTCAGCTTGACCAGTTAACACATCTCCTGGAGCGAAACCGTTCTTAATATTAACAAGATGGATCTCCATGTCAGAAGGATACTGAACAGAAACACCACTTTCAGTTACGCTAGTGTATGATGTAACTGCTCCAGCGAATGCAACTACACCAGAAGCTGTTAGACGTTTTACTTTACCACCGTCGCCTGAGTTATAAGCTGATGTATTGTATGCGCTAAATGCTGGGATTGTTGCACCATTAGGATCAGCAAGTGTTAGAGTTGTTCCACTAACATTTGTTACTTTGAAAATTCTGTAGTTTAGCTCTGCGCTAGTGTTCAACGAATAGTTAATTATTGTTGAAGTTGCTCTTATAATATCAGAGAATAAACTGTTGATTGTAGAAGGAACATTTCTTGACGCTGCTAAGTTATATAACTGTACATAGTGTCCAGGTCTAATTCCAGTTGATGATGCAACTGTCATAGTGAAAGAAGTTGCGCCAGTTACACTGGTAATATTTGTAATAGACTGGATTGTTGTTGCAGTATGTTCATCATTTGTTACAACATCACCAACGCTGTATGCTGCCTCAACAACACCATTCTCAGTTCTGTAAATGCTATCTGTTAGGATTTGTTCTGTCAACTCAGATGGGTCAAACACCATCTTAGTAGCACCTGTTGCTAAGTTTACTTTGAATACATCAGCAGGTTTAATGAATTCGCTAATCGCTCTACCATCAAAGAAAGCATAAAATTTAGTTGATGCTTTTAAGTTTTTAGCTACATAAACGATAGGACGTGCACGCATATATGGTGCATAAGAAATATCAACAATACGATCGCCATAGTCTACAGCGTTCACTGTAGATGTTAGGGTTGTTTGGATACCTTCTCTAGATCTTGTCCCTGTTTCTGTAGTAACAGTTGTTTCAAATCCTGTAACTGTTTGACGACGACGGTTAGGATCACCAGTCTGCCAAGTAGATGTAGAAGTTGAAATACCTGTCCAGTTAGTTTGCCATTCACCCCATTGAGTTCCTGTAACTCCAAGTTGCTCAGCCATGAATCGAATAGCATCATATCCGTTATCATCAACAACTGTTAAGTCTGGGCGACGTTCTGTGTCTTTCCAAACATCACTCTCTGGACTTAATGTAATCTCACCTTTGAACGCACCAATCTTGTATGGGTTGACGTCAATAGTCCTTGTGCCATTAGGGTTGAAAATAAATACGTCTTCAGTATAAGGAAGAGAAATAAAATCTCCAGTTTTCTTATAACCGTTAGTAGTACGTTGTGCAGCAGATTCAAGATCTTCAACAATATCTACCGCAGATGTAAAGTGCATCGGGCGCAATTCACGATTCGCAGTATCAACTGATGCTTTATAATCTGCGTTTTTAACATCGCCAATACCATGACCAGTAAATTGATCAACAATAAATCCATTCTTAAAGCGATCGATACCTGTCAATGCGTCTTTAATTTGCAACTGAGCAGTATCTGTTTCTAGTAGGTTTAGAGAAACATAATATTCAAGATTCGCAATTCTACGCTCTAAGTCACCAATATCACGCATTGTGTAGCGACGGTTATCACGTTGATAGAATTTAATATCTGATACGCTCTTAGTGTAAGCTGGAATCATAACGGAAGCGAGAACCATTCCGTCTTTTGGATCTAGTGGTTCTTGTGGGTTTACCGCAGGAACACCAACAACAATATTGAAACGACCAACTGAATCTAAAACAATCTTATCGAAACGTGGTAAGTAATATGCGATGTCACTTAACATTTCGTTACCGATAACAGGAATTTCATTCAAGCTACTATTGCTTCCACCAATTACTGGACGATAGTCAATAACATCATGTAGATTGATTGTTTCAATTTTACCATCAGAACTTCTTACAGAGTATGAAGGAATATCTTCATAGTCGAAATCTAAGTTTTGAGCGATAGAGTTTGTGTATGAGTCAACAGAGAAATAGTCACCTGTTGTACCATGATTAAAATATTGATATACAACTCTTAGCGCACCAGAAGGAACAGATGCTCCTGGCTTTAATACTAATGAACCATTAGTATAGTGTGTATCACGTTGTCCGTCGTCTAATATGAAACGATCGGTAACATCAATACCTGTAGTAAAAGTGCTATTTGTAAAGTTACCTGGATTCATCAGGATTGAGTTAATTCTCAATACGTCCGATTTACCTAGAGCAACTGTCTTAGATGTAACTGTTTTTTGACCAGTAATATATTCTGTAACAGAAGCAAGAGTTTTTTCTTTCGCTCCACCTTCACTATTTGCTTGATTGACAGTAGCGATCATCAAATAGTTTGTACCGTTTGCAATTTTCGATACGCTTTGAATTTCAACTTTGGTGTTACTTACAGAAAGTGTAACATCTTCTGAGGTAATAGGTACGATTGCGTTTGTTGATGTATTGATTAAGATAAAGTTAGAAATATCTTGATCAGATGCAAATGATTCTAAGTCGGTGTTAAGAGTATATTCAATCTTATTGTCACCAGCTGTTTTAACACCAAATACACGTCTAACTTTTGTAGAAGTTTCACGTGCTGAGTATGCTGTACCATCCCAACCTAATAAGGTCTTAATTGATTCGTATCCAACTTTAAATAGTAAGGACGTAAACTCTGGTTCATAGATTCTTGCTCTAAACAAAGAAACAACACCATTAGTTTTAACAGCTGCAGCGTTAGCAACTAGATCTAATGTGGTATTATTTGCTGGGCTTGATTGAACAGTTCCAACTTGTGTTCCGTCAATGTAAACAACATCACCAATTCTTACATCATCAGTAAATTTAGTACCGTTACCAGTAACAACATCAGAACTAGAAGTTGTTGATGCTGAACCTGAAAGTTGTTTAAATACTGGAACAATGTTACATGTGAAGTTTGTAGAACCACTCAATCCACCAACGATAGACTTAACGTCTAATTCAAAAGTGAATCCTTCATTCATTACAATTTCAAATAAACTTAATTTGAAAACTGGCGTTGAGTAGTCGCCATTATGAAGTTGGAAAGATCTTACTTTAGCAGTACCGATAACATCACCACTTGATGGTGATGCGCCACCAACAGTGTTAAGTGTCTTAACAAGGTATACTGTTTGGAATGTAGAAATATCTGGATATTTGTAAACGCTGTTTACAAGAGTATAGTTGCCGACTGGTGTAGCAATAGGTTGATTGTTTAATCTAGCTACGTGACCATCAGCTTCAGTTCTCGCTTTATTTAATGTTAGATATTGTGTAGCAACCGATTCAATCTCATAACCCTGAACATATGCTTTACCTGCATCAACACCAATAACGAATTTATCTTCGCTACCACCTTGTGTTGCCGTGTAAATACCAAGAGGTCTAGCATCATCTAATAAATGTTCGAAAGCAGATAACTTAAATTTGTTTACTTCATAACTACCTGATTCATCAAAGGTACGTCTAGCAAATGTCTTTTCTAATTCAGCGTATGATGATTTGTCAATCTTTTGTTGAACACGACCATCTTTAACACGCAATAATTCAATGAATCTATCTTCGTCTGCGGTTAATAGATCTTTCTTAATGAGTTCAAGTTCAATTTTATAACGATGTGCTCCAGGAGCAGCAAAGTTATTTGAACCTTGTGCATTGTCGTTTAAGTTTCCATCGTCTTCTGGTGTAACAATAACTTCGTTAACACGGAAACCAACACGATTAGTTGGGTTAACACTAAATCTACCAATGTATAAGTGTAGCTCGTCGTTCTTTACAAAGAATCCGTCTACATAGTAAATACCTGCTTCTACTTCAACAACATATGAATAACCAAGAACATCTTTAATAGGATCGTTTGTATATGAAGTACCAACCAAACCAGTATCACCGAAACTTCTAGTATTAACAACTAAATCGCCTGTTTGGTTTGTTGTTACACGATAGTTTGTTGTAGTTGAGTTATCAGCTTCATACGCAATTAGTTGCTCTCCTGGAACGAAACGCTTAGTTTCATCGTCGTCACCAGTACCTTCAATTTTATAGTAAAGAGTTGCAATTTCTTTTTCGTCAGCCAAAACGCATGCGCACTCAGACGTATCAATTACAACAGCCTTCAATCCAGAAATAGTACCAGTAATAACTTTATCTCTAAATTGCGTCAAGTATGACTTGACAGAAACACCTTGATACAGGTCTTCTAATTTTGCGAAGTGGACTTTGTTATCTACGTTAATATTTCCAGGGATAACCATCGATCCATTTTTAAAAATGTGATCGCCCAAACGACTTACTTGTTTCTGTAAGATTGTTTGGGCTTGTGTTAATTCTCTGGCTTGTACTGCATATCCTGGACGAAACAGAACACGAAGAAACTTATCGTCTTCTGTATAGTCGTCGTAATATGGATTTACGTTGAAGTTAATTGTCATGCGTTTTTACCTAACAAATTTATAATTAACATTATTTATGATTACATTTCAACGATAATTTTGATATCTTCGATCTGGTCTAGTGCACGATTAATTGCACGACGGTTTTCTACATACAGAACATCACCACTATCGGCTTGTACTTCTGGGTTAGAAATGGCGCCAATTGTTGCAGTAGCAGTACTTGTTCCACCAACAATACCTTCTCCGTTTTGGAAAAGTTTACCTTGTGGATTTTCAACACGAGTCTGAACATACGTAATATAATTTGTTCCACTTTCAGACCAAATACGAACAATACGTCCTGCAGCTCCAGATGTTGCGCCAGTAATAATTTCGTCTGGTTGGAATGTTCCCGAAACACCAGTCACTGTTAGTTGACGCATCGCTCTCATAGTTGAGGTAGTTGCGACCACGCTAGTGTTGAAGTTGAATGGATCACGAACTAACATAATGCGACGATAGTCGTTATCAACAGGGAAGTCGCCAGCACCGTCATCATACTCTAGACGGACGTTCATCATTACATAGAAACCACCTAGTTCTTCAACTGGATCTTTACCATGACCACCTTTTGGTGCAATAATAGCAGAACCTGTTGCAGTAACACCAGTTGTACCACCAGTTAGTGTAACGGTAGCGAATGTATAACCAGTACCCTTAGCAGACATATTGATTGAGATAACTTTGCCAGTACCAGCATCGATGGTTGCTGTAGCAGTTGCGCCAGTGCCATCACCAACGATTTGAACTGATGGAGCTGTTGTATATAAAGTTCCTTGATTATTTACAACGATATGGTCAATAGCACCATCAACAGCTGCATCTTGCACCAACCATTGTGTATAGTAAGCATCAGTTGTTCCTGGGTTAGTAAGCAATGTTTTAACTGGAACGAAATCTGTTGAAACAAATTTCAATACGTCTGCAGGAGAAACTGTAAACATATATTTCCAAACATAACCATCAGCCAATGGACCGATTAGCGCATTAGCTGTTGTACCAGTTGGTTTGCTTGTAGATTGAACAACAATACCATTTTTTCTGTTGTTGATACATTTGTAAACATTATACTCATCAGTAATGACATAGTAGTTTGCATCTGCTAATGTTGCTGGTGTAGTTGCGCCACCATCATTAATGTTTACGCCAGCTGTTGTGCCATTATAGTCATGGCGATATGTATCGTAGTATTTACCTGTTGTCCAGTTGCGACGGACAATGGCAAGAGATACGTCTGAGGATTGAACACGCTTAAGAGCGATCATATCGTCCCAGTAGTATAACTCATCACTGACTGTATCTTTTGGTGTATCAGGCGAATTGTCGTTTGTCCATGATTGAGGTCTGCCGATTCCTAGATAAATGTTGGAAGCAGCAGCTTCATCAAACCCCTCTTTGAAAGATTGCGCATTATGAATGCGGAATTTTGTTGTAATAATTGCAGCCATTCTTGCTGTCTCCTAATTTACGTTAGATTGTCGAAGCGAATTCGGTTGTTGTCCATTGAGTAAACTGTTGTATCCATCTCAACGGAATCAGCATCCATTCTGTAAGCCAAGTTGTTATCGAAAGTATGTCCACCAGCGGTAGAATCGAATGTAATAGCTCCTCTTGGTAGGGCTACTACATCTATGAAAGATTCAAATGCATAGTTTACTCTTCTATTAGGACTATTTATAACCTCAGAGATGGTAATAGACCCAAAATCTTTAATTTGAGTGCTACCAATATTCCAGTAGTTATTATTGACTCCAGGATATGGTTGATTCCAGTCTGGTGTATAAACGCCAATAGATCCCTTTGCGCCAGCTTGATATGGAGCAAATGTAAACTTCCATTTTTCTAAAAAGTTTAATCTGTTACCTAATTTAATTGTAGCATCTGTTCTGTCTGGGTTTACTTCGATTTCTTTCTCGTAGTAACTCCTTCTGTCAGTTGCTTTATTTAAAACTTTGTTTGCCCAGATAATAGTTTCTACTTGCTGAGCTGTTAGAGCACGTAGATCCAACAAATGAACTTCTTGTGGTGTTAGATTTGGGAAGTTAATTGTTGGTAAGAACTCTGTTTGAGAAACACGTATTGTAAGAATAGAAGCTACAAAGTCTTCTAACTTCAATGTGATTTGTTGCTTTTCTATGTCAGGGAAATTTTCTTTAGAAGGATTTCTATAATTACCAATAGCTACCATCTTAGCATCAATAAATGCGCCAAGAACCCAAGCAAGTTTTTGTATTCTTGCTCCACCAATTAATGTAGGAGATCCATCAGCTACAGATTGAATCTGTACTTCACCGAACAGAGCAAGACCAACTGGGTGCAATAATTTTCTAACAATGTTTCTATACTTGTCAATCGATTGACCAACTTTAATTACGTATGAGAAGTCCTGATAGAAGTAACTGTCCTGAATACGTTTTGATGCCTCTGAGATTTTACCATCAGCATTAATAAATGTTCCAAGTGTTTTACCAATAGTTCCTACAGCACCCTTTAATTCTGCTTGATTGATCGAAGCAATTTTACCTTTAGAACCACTCTTAGCAACACCTGTTGTACCCCAACCCTCAACTGTCATATTAGGTAAGAACTCTGCTGAGTCTTCTGTAACGAAAGGATTGCCATCTTCAGATAGCAATGCACCAGATGTTTCTAGAGCAAAACTAAATCTATCCGTAACTGGATACATCTTGTATAAGTTTCTATCAGTATCGGCTTCAACTAACAAACCTTCTGGTTCTTGTTGACCCTCAAGGAGAAATTTATCGCCAGACTCTAGTAATAATTCTTCATCTGTTTCCGTAGAAATTGATTGCGGTGCACCTCTCAGAATTTCGCCAATAGAAAATTCTGGACTAACACCTTTCATTATCACATACGCTGGGGGTATACCATTTGGTGGGTTTTCATAATCAAGACCAAATGATGGTATGTTTAATTTTGTAATTCTACCAATGTTATCTGATACTGCTAATAATACAGCTCCACCTGTAGTTGCAGGTGGAACAACAGGTGGTAAGGTTGGCGCAGATACTAATGGAAGTTTGGTATAGAAGTTACCACCAGATAAAAGTTTGACGCCAGTAATTCCACCTTGTGAATTTACTGATGAAATAACTGCTCGAGCAGAGACAAGTGAATTACCTGACGCACCACCTGTACCTGAATTATTAAAAATAAGTTCTTGACCAACTGAATAATTTTTTCCAGGTGTATCAATAACAATACCTGTAACACTGCCGTTATTATAAATCTCAGAAACTTCTGCTAGTGCTCCTGTACCGATACCAGCAACAACAGAAACTGGGTCGCCTACTTGATAGTAAGAACCACCATTGACTGCACTGAATGAAGTAACACCTTGTCTCGATCTACAAATAATTTTTGGTGTTCCAGTTGTTTCAATGTTATAGGTAGTTCCAAATGTTCCAATAATAGAATCTGCGTTTAGTGTTAATGAATAAACAAGGGTTGCTCCTTGCTGTTCTGCAATTACGTTTTCAACACGTGCTGAAGAAATAACTGCACCAAACTCATTATACTGAACAATCGTTTGCGCCAATAAGTCTAAGGGATCTCCTGAGATTGCGCTAACACGAAGAATTGATTTTTGACTATACTTACCATCTGAGACACGAAGCATGTCCACTTTTGGAAAATATAGTTGAGGTGTTTCGTTAAATACAGCTCGAAATAAAAACTCATAAGATTTAGCTGTACCCTTTGAACGATAAACGTCTTGAACAACTTTTGCTAGATAACGCTTGTCGTTTAAAACGTAATCAGGAAGTTGATTTAAAATTTCATTTTTAAATTGACCAATAAAGTCATCAAGAGTTGCGTCAACATCTCGAATGTTTTCTAATTCACGAACCTGATATTGACTCTCCAACCATTCATAGTACGCTTGTAAAAACGCAATAAAAGTTTGATGGTCTTCTCTGACAAACTGGGGAGTTTGTCTAGGTACAACTGTAGAGACTTTAGTTTTTACAAGTGCCATTTAATTATAGGGTATTTGATGTAAACACATAGTTTCCAGCAGTAGTTTCGCCAGAAGCAACCTTATCTTCAATCGCCCTTAGAACAATAGATTCTTCTTTGATGGTTGCTAGTTGGTTTCTTACAGAAACTACGTCGTTTGATGCTGGTCTAATTGTAAAGGTTATTAAATTATCTTCTGCTGCATCGATGTTTATACTTTGTAACAGAATCTTTCCTGTTTTATAGTTAACAGTTCCTACTGTTCCTGGACTGATAATTTTCTGCCCTGTTGAAGTAACAGAGAATCTTCTTAGAAATCCAAGTCCATTATCTTCAACGAAAAATGTAGTTGTTGAACCAGGAATGCTAAAACCACTACTTACAATATTACCAGTAATTCCTGCTTCACTGTAAATTGGGTTTCCGATATTGATTGCGTATGACTGAACACGATTATATACAGGAACGATCGATCTAGACAATCTAATAATTGTATTACTGTTTACAATACCATCGGCAGCAGAATCAATAACGCTAGACAATCTACTATAACGCATTACACTGTCAAATTTGTTTAATTCTGTTCGATTAAAATTGACGATGGCTTGTCTAACTAAAGTCTCAATACTAGTGCCTGCTATGTTTGAAGTAATAGGATTATAATAGATTGTTGAGGTTACTAAAATTCTTAGATATTCTGGATCAATAAGTTCTGGAATAATAGAAACAACATTTTTACTTTTCAATACTTCAGTCTTAATTTTCTCTTTAGTCTCTGGTGTTAATGTTTCGCCTGTTGTTGGTTTAACACAAATAAACACCTTACCGTAAGTTGGAGGGTCGTTTTCTTCGCCACCCCAAACTGAAATGGTATCCACGTTTGAATATAATTGCGGTAGAATTACTTTATAATCTTCTGCAGTTACTGCTCTATTTTGAGCAGAGTAATTAACAGGAGCATTTGCTTTAATGCTTGCAATAGATTCAGGATCGGCTCCACCAACTGCTGGTGATGTAGTTGTAATAGTTACAGTACCCAAATTAGCCGTACTTCCTTGCATATTAAATGTACTTGCGCCATTAGCTACTGCCTTTGAAGATTTAACATAGTTAATTAAAACGGTGTTACCTGATGATGGTTTATAGCCAATAATTCCATCACCAAAATAAATTTCGTACTTTCCATCCTCAACTTCTTTTAGGAAATACGCTCTTGTATCTTTTTCAACAGATGTAATCTTATTAGAATAATTGTAGGTAGTAAATGCGCCAGTCGAACTTTCTTGAACACGAACAGATAATGTGTCGATATCAACATCTTTATTTGGAATTACAAAACGTAATGTATCCTCATAAACAAAACGATACTCTAAAGGTTTTCCCTCAGTAAGAACAACCCCATTGAACGTATATGCTCCACCAATCAAAGCAGAACTGTATGATTCTCTGTTATAGAACAAGTATGTATTTTGATCGATTGTTGTAACAAAAGATGTACCAGCTGGGAGAGTAACAAATGGTGGTGGTGTTAAACCTGTCGCAACAATTCTAATATTTACAGTAGCCTTTGCGCATTTAGCTGAACGTGGTAGGTAACCAAGCATCTTAGCAATAGAAACTACACTATCACGTTTACTTGCAGAATCTAAGAACATTTCATTCACTGCTAGGTTTGTATAAAGAGCATTGTAATGAGTGTTGTATGCAAGTACGTCTAAGAGAACAGAAAGACCTGAACCCTCAAAATTATAATCTTTAAATTGATCTTGAGTTTTTAAATACTCTTTTAGATTGTCTTTGATTCCATCAAAGTCAAGTTCACCAACTCTAATTCTTTTGTTATTGTTAGCCATTTATCGGGTTCTCTCTAGAACTAAATCCAATGTTATTGGAGTAAATGTGTTTAAAATCTTGAAATCTATTCTGACATCAACAGAGTTATTACCCTCGTCATAAGTAACCTGAGCATCAATCAATTCAACACGTGGCTCGAAGGTATTAATTACATCAATAATGTTCTGTCTAATAACTGATTCTGTAAACGGATCGGCAAGTTCGAACATTAGGGCAGAAACTTGTGAGCCAATTTCGCTATGAAATGGTCTTTCAAAGTTTTTGGTTAGAATTAAATTTCTTATTGAACGCTTGATGGCATTCTCATCTAATCTAACAGAAACATCGCCTGTGACTGGATGTTTTGTAAAATTTAGATCTAAGTCTACGAAGGTTCTTGTATTATTTGCCATATCTTTATTTATTATCCACCGATAAAGGTGTTTGGAGATCCTTGAGCAATAGCGTCACCGCAGGCAATGTTATCTCCGATTCTTGCAGCAGCTTTTCCTTCAATAAAGGTATTTCCCGATCCTGATGTATGCGCTCTTGCTGCTGGTTGAGCATGGGTAGTAATTCCACAAGAATGGGTAGCGTGGTAGGAAGCATTATTGACTACCCCAACTTTTATACCGTTGACATAAGTCTTAGATACTGGTGTTGCGAGCATAGGGGTTGGTGGAAAACAACCATGCCCTGTACTTTGATCGCCAATTCTAACTACTGCTGGCATTATCTTGTATATCCCACATAAGTCTGGAGAGTATTTTTACCATTAGTCCAGTCGTTTTGTACTTTTATTGTATAGATATTTATAGCCTTTACGGTAGTTCCGTCCATCGCTTTTGCAGTATAAGTATAATCTATTGTTCTTCTTTGGTCTGCCAAATAATAGATCATTTCAGATAGAGCATTTTGATCAATCTTTTCAAACTTATCTACCGTAACGAAGGTATCTTGTGGCGTCCTATACTGCAAACTATTGTCAAACGCATCATAATAATACCCAGATATTGAAGCTGGGTCGCCATCCGTCTTTGTTACCGTATTAGGATTTTCCTCATTAAAGGTTATTGTTACAGGATAGCGTGTAACGGTAGTAGTTGTTCCAGTACCACCAGAACCAACAGGTGTTCCGCTGGTAATTGATTCTTCATAATATATGGAAAAATTAAAGTTTTGATATTCCAAAACTGTTCCCAATAATGAGTCAGAAGGATAAAACATTAATTATCCTTTCTTGGGAAATACGCCATTTACTGGTTCTAGTAAAACAAATCCTTTAGGGAAACCCTTAGCATCTCTTTGATACGTAGCGTGTCTAGACATAGTAAACGCCATTTTTCTATTGCCACCCTTGTAGTTATATCCAATGTGGATCCATACTGAAGCAGGGTTATCATATTCAAGAATAATTTGGTCATATGGAATAGCACGTTCGATTAGCTGAACCATCTCATAAGTTCTCTTATAGCGATCGCCACCACGCAAGCCAATATCAAGAGCCTGTCCCTTACAGTGTGGTGATGTAGCTGATTCGATTGGTCCAATGACACCCTTCAAGCGATAACCAGAGTTGATACCCCATAGACCTTTCCTATAACCAACCATACCTTGTGGTACAATTTCAGCATCAACCAATGGTTCTAAACATGCATGGACGTGGTTTGCCAAGTTACAAACAATTTCTTGTGGAGTGTATATACGTTCTTGTTTTGCATCTCTAAATTGCAAGAAATCTGTTAGCGATTGATTTTGTAATCTATGACGACCACCAACACCACCATCAATACACATACCTAGTGTAAAGTTCTTCGTTAGTTTATAGCTGTCAGTAAATCTTTCACTTGAGAAGATAACTGCGCAATCAACTTTAGATTTTGGATCTGGTGCTCCACCCGATGGGGCTGGAGCAGTTTCTGCTGGCGCAGCTGTATTATCACGACCAGCAATTTCAGATTCTTTATCGTTCTTAAGTTTTCTTCCCTCTGGTGAGTTTAGATCTTCTTCTGTTTCACCAGCCTTCTCTTTATCCGATGTACGTTCTCTTCCTTCAAGCGGAGGAGCACTGTTACCTAGTGGGCTACCAACAGGTGGTGCTACAAGTGCTGTTGCGTCTGCTGGTGCTTTTGGCGTAGCCTCGTTAGCACCATTACCAAAGTCACCTCTTGAATAATCAAGACGCATAGCTCCACCTGATTTTATCTCCATAGCAGAATCAGTACTAAATCTTACACTTCCTGTAGATTTAATGTCAGTCAATTCAGTAACTGCTATACCAAGATTACCTTTAACAGCAGCAGAGGCACTTCCACCAACATCAATATCTAAGTTACCTCCAACTTTAAGCGAGAAGTCAGAACCAACTGCCATGTTCAAGTTTCTAGCAACACCAAAATCTAAGTTGCCACCAAATATGGCTTCAGCATTACCTTCTACTTTAATGTTTGCGTCTGATTGACATAGAATGTTTACTTGCCCACCGACTGTTAAATTACAAGTACCCCAAACAAAGAGATTGCCGTTTTTAGACATAACAGTATAACTGTCGCCATTAATATAATCGACACGTGTACCATCAGCATCAATGTCTGAGTATGTTCCTGCTCTATGGAAAGATGTTAGTCGTTCGTTTCCTGGAGTGTCATCCCACTCCATGACGTGTCCAGATTCTGTTTCAAAAACTTTGTTGTAAGGATATTGTCCACCATATGGCGCTTCTGGTTGATCCCATGATGCTCCGTTTGCTGTTGGTACTTGCAATGCTCTTAGACCATCTTTTACTTCAATAACAGTGCCTTTAAAAACACCTCTTGCTAGTCTATTAGTGTCAGGTTCATTTAATAAATTCCCCAAAGGATATTTTCCATTAGGATCTCTAAAACCAAACTTACTTTCAGCTGCAGAAGGAGAAGGGATTACTGTACCAGCAGAATCGGTGCCAGCTGATGCTTCTGATGCAGCTGGTCCATTAGTAACAGGATCGACTGTAGGTAATGCTTGTTTATCAGCTACGCTTTGCGATTTTTCGCCATAGAAATATTCAAAGAATTCTTTTTTTCTAGCGCCAATGTCTGGCGAGTTAATACCAACTGCTCTTTTTGCTACTTCAAAATATCTTGCATCGTTAGGTGTTTTCTTAGGAACACGATCAACCAAATATAGCGCAGCAACGATAGCACAAACATTAAGGTCTGCATTAAGAGAATCAGGATTATTAACAATGTCAATGTTCAAGCCAAATTTCTTAGCAAGATTATTGTATCTAATGTAGTTAGACTTACCTGTTAATTGAATATAACCTCGTCCGTAATATTTACCACCTTCTGCATCGTTAACGTGATCAAAGAATCCTTTACCACGTGTTGTTGGACCGTAAATATAACTGAAGAATCCTTCTCTTCCTTGTCTATCGGCAGACCAATTGATATACTTTTTCCATTCTTCTTCTGGACGCTTATTTGTAATTCCTGGGAAAATTTGTCTAAAACGACTTTCGCTGTAAGATGTGTTTTCAAATAATGGTTGCCATGTTGATTCGCCACCAGCAATACCCAGTAAAGCGCACTTTTGCGCCTTTGATGTCAATCCAACTTTATCGCAAGCAGCAATCATTGCTTTAATAGAAGCTGTTTGTACTGCTAAGTTTTTCTGATATTTCTTAGGTGGTACTGTAGGAATAGCGTCATTAACAGGAGAGGAAGCTGGCGCTTCTGCTGGTGTGGTAGATGGCGCAGTATTTGTTGCGGTAGTAGTATTTGCGCTTTGCGCTGGTGTTCTATTTACAGTATTGTTGTTGGTGGTAATGTTAGTCGTAGACCCACTAGTATTAAGTGTTTCCTCTTGACCAGATCTACTTTCTTTTACTGCATCTAAGTTTGTTGGTGCGACTTTGATGGTAATAATGTTCTCACCGTTACCACCATAAGTTTTATTGATTCTAATTGTATCACGAGAGACAATCTGTTCAATTAAAGTTTCTTGTTCAACACCAGCGCCAAAGACTCTCATCTTTTCTGCTAGTTTTGATGTGAAGTCTGTTATTTGCCCATTTGGATCGTAGAATGTTAATTGATTAGTACCACCAATAGTTCTTGGAACTGTTCTTAATTCAGCTACTACTGATTCATCTTTTGGTGTAAGATTGATATTACCATCATCAATATCAATCTGCCCATATAAACTTTCTTGTGGCACTCCACCAATAGTACCCATCATAATAGGGAATTGTTTTGCTTCGTCTTGGAATGCAATAATTACCCAAGTACCTGGAACTGGACCTACTGGTGAATAACCAATACCATTCATCGCAGCAGAGTTGATCGGCTGCATAGGGAATGCCCATGGTAAATCTTCTGTTGGAAGAAGAGCTGTATCTTCTGTATGAACACCTACTACTCGAACTTTACAACGTCCAAGTCTTAATGGATCGTCACGACTCTCAACAACACCAGTATGAAACATTAAACTTTTCATTAAACCCCACCCTTATCCAAATCAATAATCATAGAATCTTTAATTAACTCCATGTGACACGTATGCGACTCTTTATCTATAACATGATTAATCGCAGCAATCAAGTAATTACCTGAATGAACTTTATCTATCAAGTTATCTAGGTTCTCTTGAGCAGATGCTTGTTCTGTTTTATAGGTAGTTAAATTTACTTTCATACCAACGGTATAGTCTGTTCTACCTGGAACTACAATCTGAACTTTAAAAGATTCAGCTTGCCCCATTAAAGATAATCTTTGCTGTGCAAATTTCGTGTTAGTAATATCATTATAATCTGTATATACGCCAAAGTGTTTTTGTTCGTGCATCTGCAAAGCATTCGGTGCTACAGGAACACGAGTTGATGCGATAGGAAATTTATTTAAGTGATTGTGATTAGGAAAATCTTTTAACAGGTTGTAATTTCTAACCGAATATTTTTTACTAACAAAATCGTGAGTTATCATTTTAGAAGCATAGATACCTGCTCTAGTTCTTTGCATATAATCGAAAGATTTTTCTACTCTAAACTCTGATACACGTTTATACGCTTCATCTGGGTTTGGTGTGTTAGTCCCCTGCGATGTAAAATCTCTAGTTTTATTGTCAAATATAAAATCCTGAAATTTTTCGCCATTAAACAATTCGTTTACAGTTAAGAAGTTGAATCCAGTTCTATTCTCAAAGAACAGATAAGTGCTATTAGATTTGTCGCTTACTGCAACTTTACTTAGATAGTTTAAACATGCGCTCGGTGGCCAAAAGTTAGCAACGAATCTGATTTTATTGCTTGATTGTTCGAATCTACAAACTTTATCTGAGTTTAACCCTTCTGGTGTTCCAATTAATCTTCTAGCGATGTCGCTACAAACACCCTCAAACGATTTACTAATCTTGAAGTTTAAGTCAACGATGGCTTCTTTGGAAATAAAATGAATGGCATATACTTGGTTCTTATCGTTTAAGAGGATTCTTTGATCCATCTTAAATAGATAAAATTCACCTTGTATTATTCGTGCAGCTTCGGTAAAAGATGGTGTAGCAATTTTTAATAGTAAATATTCTTCGCCAATAAATGGAAAGAAGTTTACTAGATCCAACGCATCGCTAAGAACAATAGTTCCCGTAATAAATGGTGAGAACATATCCTCAAATACTTCTACTTGAACAATCTGCCCCTTTACATCTTGAGTATATCCATTGGCAGATCTTACGATCGCCGTTTCAATATTTACTGAGCCAGCTGCTCGTAAACCAGTTAATCCAGACATTACAACTTCCTATAAGTTTCAAGTACGGTAAATAAAATTGCTGGCGCTAATATTTTAATTTTTCGTTTCGCTTCATTAACTCTATCTTCATGTAGAGTATTAGAAATCGTTGTAGTTCCTACGCCAGAGTTAACGATGTTGCCATCTGCATCTTCATAATGATGTACAGCATTAATATTGCTGATTCCATATTTTTTAATTACATGAGCATCTAATTGTGGTTGAGACATTGGCATATCATTTATGTAATCATATCTTTCATTCAATATCATAAGCACCCAGTGATATAATGGAGAACCATATAATTTTTCCGAAACCATTTCAAAAGTTTCGCCATCTTTCAAATAATAGTATTCCCATTGTACAATATTTTCTACTATGGCTTTTCTAAAACGAACATTTTGTGTTACGTCCGTTACAACCATTAAATCGTTGTTCTTTTTACCAGTATTGAAATCGTAGTAAATTTCTCTAAATTTATCGAAATACATTATAGACCCATTTCAATTTTATCTTTAGTAAGAATGCCCAACTCTTTGAACGTCATTTGTACGTTAATTTGTGTTGGAGTTCCATCTGGGAAAGTTGTATACTGTCCGTTTGGCGTATAGTTAATCGTCATGTCGCTCAATACACAAGAAGTGTGTTTATGTATTGCGTTGTTCAATCCCTTACCCTTGTAATAAAAAATATCAAACTCAGATGGATATAAAAACAAGAACGCATCATCTTTATATTCAGGATGCATGTGGTATTTAAATTGATAGATAATCGCTAAGACGTTCTTGGCTTCTTCGGGGCTACGAGGATAAAACTCATAGTTGATGTTGAATGTTCTAAAATCAACACCTTTAAATATTTGTTCTTTCTTTGGATTAGCAGCTACACCTGAGCCAGCTGAAAGTGCGTCACCTCCAGGAAGATTTGCTAAAGCAATAGCACTTGTCATTCCTGGTTTACCAATTACGTTTGCTGCACCATAACCAAGCGCTGCTCCCTTCGCTGGACTATTTCCCAATAATTTAGCGCCAAGAGCACCAGCGCCAGCCATGGCAACTGATCCAGGAGATAACGATTCGACTGCTGCAGTTTCAGTTAACAAATCTTTATCTTGCCAGTTCATACCATAACGAACCTGTAACTGATTTGGCATATGTAAAGCAATAGCAGTTTTTAGTCTTTTTACTGGTCTTGTAAATTTTCCACTCTTTGGAGCAACATAAGTACTAACACGAGCACCTGCTGCAGCAGCTATTAGCCCACCAAGTAATGGATCGCTGCTCGTTGCTGCAGCAGTTCCACCTGCACCTGTAATTCCAGTGGCGAGGGTAAACGCACCTGCCACTCTTTCTTCCGAATACCCTTGAGCAATAAACTCGCTACGGATACTTGGCGTATAATCTTGTACGAAATTGTCTGAATTAGATTTACCAAGTTTAGATTCTTCAAGAACATTAATGTTAAAAAGAATCATACTTTCACCATATTCGCTGTAGTTACCGATCAGATCTCTCGGATAGGTTAGCTGATCGATCTTATACTTACTACCATCTGCAGCAGTAAATTCGTTAGGGTTGGTTTGAGTGGCCATCTTTTAAGTCTCTAAATATGTATTGTTGGAGTACACCTTCTATTATTTAGTTATGTTTCACAAGAGAAAATTTAAACCTTTACAACCCGAAAAATATGATGGCGACCCCACAAATATCATTATGAGGTCCAGCTGGGAAACTAGATTCGCATCTTGGTGCGACAGGAACAGCTCAATCATAAAATGGTCGTCAGAAGAAACAGTTATTCCTTATAGATCCCCAATCGATGAAAAAATACATCGTTATTTTGTAGATTTTAGAATACAAACAAGGGATAGTTCTGGGAAACTTGTCACGTATTTGGTAGAAATTAAACCTCATAAACAAACCCAACCACCAGAATATCCTGGAAGAAGAACCCAAAGGTATCTTACAGAATCTGCTACCTTTGTTGTTAACCAAGCAAAGTGGAAAGCTGCTGATTCTTACGCTAAAGATAGGGGTTGGCATTTTAAGATAATTACCGAATATGAACTTGGTCTTGCACAAAGTAAATAAATAGGAATATGGCCAAAAAAGAATCTTTTCAAGACCTGTTTGACCGATTTAGAGTAGATCCTGATATCTCTCGAAAATCTAAAACATGGTTCGAGCAACAAGCACTGCTTTTAAATAAACAGCAGAGATACCTCACACCAAATAAGGTGATGAACAACAACCCAGAAGTGTTAAAGGGTAGGATAATTCCTGGTAAACTCTACATGTTTTTTTACGATCCTAAAACAAAGGATACGTTACCATATTACGATATGTTCCCTATGGTTTTTCCATACGCCAAAGTTCCAGGTGGATTCATGGGGTTGAATATGCACTACTTACCATATCAGTTGCGTGTTAGGTTATTAGACAGACTTATGGTTTTCGCATCAAACACAAAGATGGACGAAACAACAAAAATTAGATATTCTTGGGCAACAATTGCAGGTCTATCAAAATTTAATTTGGCTAAACCGTGCGTTAAGCACTATCTAGACAATCACGTAAGATCTCAATTCAAACTTGTCCCAGCTGGAGATTGGTCTACGGCAATGATGCTTCCTGTTGAAAGATTTGCAGGAGCAAATAAACAAGTTGTCTGGGCAGACTCAGTAAGGAAATCAAGATGAGCACATTAAACGAGTTCATATCTCAA